AGGGTAAGTGTTACATATCATCGATAATGTGTATGGGAGATGTAGTCTTAGCGTGCTCCCTATCGATTGTCAACCCTCGAAATATCACGAATCCTTATCACCCAGTGCCCTTGACTAACTAACACAATTCTGATAGACTAACACTGTGGGGTTGATAAGCACTCCCTCTAAGTACATCAGAGTTTTCCACAAGTAACGTTTTCCCTAGTTATCATGCAATTTGAAGTTTACGATGAACAACTAACACTTAGAGGATCATTTGATTCAATCTATGATCTAGAAAAGTTCGTCGATGGTATTAGGGAAGACCGTGGAGATAGATACCCAAATACTCCAAGACTTTCACCTTTCGATTATATGAAATATATTGGATGGTTCTGGGAGTGTAAAGAAAACGTGCCAGTTGACAAAGTGTCACAGGAGCGCCCCTAAGACGGTCATTCTCGTGTATTGTATAGAAGTGGAGGGGATAGCACCTCCCACGCCCTCTAAACCTCTTCTCTCTGCCTCTCATGCGTAAGATCGAACAACAGATGAACAACGCCATCCAGGCAAACAAGAACTGGTCATCAGGCAACACTCAAGTGATCACAATCGAAGGTGTTTCTTTTGTTTATCTCCATGGCAATCAAATTGCATCTATCGACGAAGATAGCATGACAATCTATGATGGAGGTTGGCAGTCTAATACAACCAAGAGCAGACTCAATGCACTATGTGATGAGTTCTGCATTGCTGGCGAAGGAGTATTTCAAAAGGACTTCGTTTGGTATGTAAGAAAGTTTGCAGGTCAATTGGGTGCTGAGAAAGTATTCAAGAACGAAGAGTTTACTAATGGTTACGTCTTCGCCTAAGTTTCACTAACCTATTCATCCACTAACTAACAACAATGTCTAAGAACATGTCCCCATCAAAGGTTACGTTTCTTTTTGAAGATCAGAAAAGTCTTTACAAACTAGCACCACACATGTATACTGAGAGTATCCCAGAAGATGATTGGGTTGGTGACATCCTAGGCAGTGAAGATGATGCTCTTAGCAGTTACTCAGACGCCTACTAAATGTAAAGAACAGTCGCCAGATCCCAGTCATACCAAGGGGTCTCGGCGGTCGGCGGGGCCGTAATATAAAAAGCATAACTACCCTAACCTACAAAGGTTCCCAATCTCGAAGTAGTTATAATGCTATATAAAAAAATTCCGCCAGTAAAAAAGCACTTACAGAGGATCGATTTGAATGGACAATGCAATCCGAGAGGAGCGCCGTGATGGCCGTACGATGGTATTAGAGACACTAATAAGATTTGAAAATTTCTTAGACCCTCGGATGTATGCATGTGCAGATTACCTTGTAAGTGCTGGGTTATACACTGAGAACTCTCATATAATCCAAGGTTGGAATGAATGGAAGGATGAGAATCCAACAGACAATCCCCAAGTAATAAACAGGTTATAGAAGTTATGTCCCATAGATTCATCGTAACATTAGAGGAAGATCAATTTGGAGATCTTGTTTTACCGATACCCTATCAGGTATTAGAGGAACTTGGATGGACGATTGGGGATAATATCGACTATACTATAGATGAAGACAGTCTTATTTTGAAAAAATCTAATGAATGAAAACGAGCCTATACCGCGTTCCCAGGATCTAGAGGGTTGGGGACAATCGGTGAATGAAGCAATCCAGGCACAATCGGAAGCAATTGACGAATGTGCTAGACGGATTGTACAACTTGAGAAAGCACTAGAGCAGATTGTTATTACAATCCAGGACTTAGCGCAAGCGACTCATGACACTCAACAGGTATTGATGGGTGGGCATATCAATTACAAACCTACTGATAGTGAGACGCACCTAAATATGAAAGAGAACTTCGACCAATTATACGACCGTATTATCAAGTTAGAGCATGGGATGTAATACTGATAACAACGAAGACTTTGGTGGAGGATCGGATTCTGCAGGTCATTGTAATACATGGACACCACCGAGTGGGTCTGGTGTAACGATGACAGTAAACACGTATCCATCAAGGAACCAGTATAATTTGAACTGGCCTGATGTAGATCGTGATCGAGTAATGTATGATTCATTTATTCGTACGGGCGATGTACCGACTAGGGAATCATGTGGTAAAGAGAAGAAACTAATTGACACGATCTTTGGTATGGGTCGTCCTGGTGCTGGTGGTGATGCTAATACAGCAGTGTATCGTGTTTATCAGCATGTACCAAAGGAGTTATCATTATATCCAATTGACAGTGATATGTGGTTTCGTATCCAATACGATACAGCAGATTATTTTGTTGGTGTACCATGTAAAAGATTTGAGGTTATCGATCGTACTGATTCATGGCCACAGATTACAGAGACTAGTACATCACCTGGTCCACCTGATCCAGAAACTGGAGCTGCTACGACAACTTCGACAACAACTGTTGTACAGGAATCAGGAACTGTTGGTAGTGTAGAATATAAATGTATACCATGTACAGCATCAGAGAATCCTGGATGTAATCCACAAACTACAACAATAAACTATACATCACCTGATGGTAATATATCTGGTGACAATAAGAATCCATATCCTACAATCTGGGCAGTAGATACTAATAGTCCATATATTGTATTTGAGTATGATCAGTTGAGTACAACTATACCAAATACAATCAGATCATTTGAATTGACTCATGCAACTACTACCACAACTATGTGGGAAGATAATGCTAGTGCAGGTCAATTTGATAGTCCTGTAGGTAATTGGGATCAAGATGATGGTAGCACCAATATTTTTACAGTTATCGATGATGAGATTAGTACAGGTAGTATACTAACAGGTGATTCGGCACGGATGACACTACGGATCCGACCTAATATTACGGATCTTACTAATGATGTGTATACCTTTGATGGTTCATTTATTGATGTTATCGAACTTGCAAACCCTGGTACGGGATATTCTGTAGGACAAACATTTTCTTTTAGTCATACTTTCACCCATGAGGGTGGTGGTACAACTACATGGGAGTTTGTTATGACTATTACTGATGTAGGAAGTATTACTGCACCTACTGGATCAACGTTGGCATTGATTGCTGCGGGTGATCAAGTCAATGGTCATACTGTTGTGCGTGCATTACATACTGATCCACAGAACTTCAGTCATCAGGTATTACAACTTGACGGTAGTGGTTCTGCGTTCCAAAAGGATACAGGGTATAGCAGTAGTAGAAATCATCAGATTACAGTCTCTGCAGGGTTTGGTATAGCAGATCGTGCAACATTGATTGGTCTATATGAGTTTAGGAATAAGAACATTCAGTATGTTACGAAGTTCTTGAATCCTGATAGACCGCATTATTATGATGATATGGCGCAAATCGAAGTTGAACCTACAGTCAGTAACGGAAGACTAACAGGTGTCAACATTATTTCAGGTGGAAAAGGTCTTGATAACCTAGATCGTGAACCAGTTGTGCTTGTTTCTCCTCCACCAGTGAAGAATGGTAGACAAGCAAAGGTAAAAGGTTCGTTCTCAGGCGGTAAACTTGTAGGATTAGAGATTATTGACAGGGGTTCGGGGTATGCTAATGGAGAATATACCAAACCAACCATTGGCATTGCAGATTTTGATGATCACCGAGATACGTTATTGTATGAAAGTAACATTTCTGAAGGCAACTTAGTAGATTCTTACTATGATGAGGTCGAAAATGATGCGTTCATTGATGAAAATATAGATTCTCCGACTTATGGGGAGAAAATATCGGATGGTATTGGTAAAGAGATCTATGGTAGTTCAGAAAGACAGAATCAAAACCTACCACAGCAAGGATTTGAGGATATAAAACGGGCAGATCCTCAAGAAAAGGTGATTGATGTCTATGAAGTAGCGTATTTTCGTCCTAAAGAGTTCTTTGTTGGGGAAGATGCCTCATCTGAGATCACTCTTGCTGATGGAACTACACGAAAAATCGGTAAAAGTAGGAAAAAACTGAAATCACCTACTCGTAATACCGAATATAAGTTCTTCAATAACGGAAATGAGGCGACTGCCTTCATGAAAAAGCAGGAAGCACGCAATTACAAAGCAAAATTGAATACTTACTTGGGTATTTTGCAGAGTGAATACTATGATATTCTTTCTGACCGCCTTGAAGACGCAAAAACTGGTCGTGGATTCGGTAAAACGATGACTGATGGCAAAGAAGTACCGTATACAAAGGCAGATAGACAGCAAATTCGCTTTGATCGCTATGATAACCTTGAAAGTGAGGAGAGATTGGGTCTAGAGAATACTGTAAAGTTCAGTCAGAACAGACGTGCAGACGAATTAGCACGCGCAAAATTCAAAAAGGAGACAGTAGATCAGTTTCCACGTCCTAAAGACGATACAAATGAGATCTTCAAGAATATTTCTGGAGATAATCAGTCCCAAGTCTTCTCCCAACGATTTTCTGACGCACAAAAAACGCAGGCAAACAAAGGTGATGTCATCAATAGTGCTCAAGTATACCAAAATCAACTAGAAGGTGTTGATAGTTTCTATGACAAGGAGATTACATTTGATGAAGAAGTTGATGAAGATAACTTCTTCCGAGAAAAAGACGTAGAAGTACGGACTGTCGAGAGTTCTTTTCAGAGATTGCCGTGTGCATCACGTTTTGTCAAGTATCAAATACGTCAATATGTGCCAGACAATAGAGAAAAGACACAATTATCGATTTCACTCAATGTAACTACTGCGAATGCGCCCGACTGTAATGTCCCATGTGGAGGACTTGGCGGCATTTTACCAACTGGTGGTACACCACTAGTGGATTATGATCAAGTTACGATCAGTTATGGATTCAATAACACTGACATTTACGGTGGATGCTCTGGATTTAGTGCCAATGGAGTCCTAGATATATACAATGACTTCTCAGCATCCGCTGCGTTGTTTACTACTGCCTGTGAAGTAATGGGCAACCCCTTCCCTTCTATCTGTGATAACCAGTAATGCCAGGACCACCAGCTGCTATTTTCAAAGGAGTGTGCTCAGGACATGGTAAATGTGTTCCTGCTGTAATTCATGCCACAGTGCCATGCTTTAGTGCGTGCCCTGGTGTTGCCGCTACAGGGCAGTTGAAACCTGTTGTGGTCATGAATGCCTATTCATACTGGCCACCCGCCCCTCTGGTCCCTCTGGTGTCCCCTACGTGCGCTACAATCAAGATCAATAAGATCATTCCAATTGTTGCGGGTGATGCATTCCAGTTGCATAAATCGCCTTGTTCTGTTACAGTGATAGACATGGCATGTCCCAAAGCAAAAATGGCACCCACCAAAGTATCTTGCAACACTTCTGTTTTTTGTTGCTCTGATGACGCTGCTGGGTTGGGACATCCTAGAGTTGCGGTTGCCACTTCTAAAACTGTGTTCTTTGAAAAAAGACCTGCTTGCAGAGTTGGCGACCCATTCGCTTTACCATGCCTGAGCAAAATTGCTACAGGCGCTGCAAATGTATTCATCGGAGGCTAATTTTGGCAGTAAGATCGAAAGTTGGTATTTCAGGAACTAATTTCATTCCAGGAAACCCCAAAAGCACTCGTCAAGGGTGTTCTAAAAACACAAAGTATTCTGCAACTAGCAGAAATAGTCGTAAAAAGCGTTATCGTGGACAAGGACGCTAAATAAATTTAGGGAGAACCAAAATTATGGCTAATTCGCCAGTACCAGATCAGAGTTCAGAATTTCAGAATTCTGGAATGACATTGATAACTGACCCTAAGTCGGATAAATACTTAGATCAGGTGCGACGTAAACGTCAAGATCCCGAAGATCAGAACGAATCCCCATCTAATGGCAGAGTACCTACAGCGTAAGATAATTACAGGAAGTGACGTTATTCCCAAGAGCCGTGCTTTTAGGGATCTTGTTACTTCTTTTGCTATGCACCCATCTACCCATGATGTTGGATCGGTGAAGAACTATAATGCCATCAAACAGGCAATGAAAAATTTAGTTCTCACCGCTCCTGGTGAAAGATTTTATGAACCTGACATGGGGTGTTTAGTCAGTCAGGCGCTTTTTGAACCTCTAGATGCATTCTTAGCAGATTCGATTCAAGAAGAGATCATAAATACTATCGAATCGTTTGATGAACGTGTTACTATCGTTGATGTCAAAATTGAGACTAATAACGAGCGTCACTACATTACAGTTCAAGTATTTTATGAAATTGTGGGACAACCTAGAGTCGAACAGCTAGACTTTATCTTAGAGAGACCTTCAGGATAATGCAACCAAATAATCTAACCGCCCTAAATTACGACGATATCAAAGCGTCTATCAAGTCTTATCTGAGAACTAGAGACGAGTTCACGGATTATGACTTTGAAGGAAGCACGCTTTCGTATTTGATCGACATTCTGTCATATAATACATATTATTCTGCCTTTACAGCAAATATGCTGATCAATGAGGCATTCATTCAAACTGCTACTACTAGAGGTACGATTGCAAAGTTAGCAAAACTGCTAAATTACGTCCCTCTATCGATTACAAGCGCAAGAACTTGCGTAAAACTAGAATTGCAAACGAGTTTGTGCAATGGAGAGTGGCCAAGAACCGCAACATTGCAAAAAGGTGCGGTATTAGCGGGTAACGGATTCCTATTTCACACTCTAAATGATGTAACTGTCCCTACTAGCACTACTGGACTTGCAACTTGGGATAATTTAGTGCTTTATGAAGGCGCAGCACTAGAATATGAGTACGTTGTTGACACTTTTGAGCGTCAGAGGTACTTCCTTCCTAATGAAGATGCGGATATTGCTACTTTGAGAGTATCAGTTCGCCCTAATGAGCAGGCAACTCAGATTGATACTTATAATCGGGTTGATCAAATTACGGACCTTGATGCTACATCCCGTATTTACTATATCAATGAAGCAGATGATTTGCGGTATGAGGTATTTTTCGGTGATGGTG